GGTTTTGTGGAAAGAAACCACTTCTTCAAACACTAATGACTGGTATGTTCTTGATAATAAAAGAGATCCTTTTAATATTACAGATGCAGTTTTGTCTCCTAATTTAAATAGTCCAGAATCAGATGGATCTGGTAGCTATAATGGAATTGATATTTTAAGTAATGGTTTTAAAGTTAGAACGAGTAATGCAGGAAATAATCGCAGTGGTGGAACATATATCTACATGGCTTTTGCTCAATCTCCTCTAGTGGCAACAAACAACGTTATAGCATTAGCGAGGTAAGATGGTATCCACGCTTAAAGTAAACACACTCAAAAAACAATCGGGATCGTCTATCACGATTGGTGAGTCAGGTGATACTATCACGATTACTGCTGGGGCTACCCTTACAGGAACTGTAGCAGGAACGTACACAGGAACCGTAACGGGAACAGTTAATTCAGAATCCATTACAGCAAAAGGTGATGGTTCGTCTGCTGACGGAAAGATAACTCTTAATTGCTCACAGAACAGTCACGGCGTTAAGATACAATCGCCAGCACACAGTGCAGCACAATCTTACACATTAATACTACCAACATCAGTTGGAACAAACGGACAAGTTCTAGCTACTAATGGCAGTAATACCAATCAATTATCATGGATCACTGCAACAGAAACAAAACCAACAATCAGTTCTATCAACCCATCTGTTATAGAGAACACGGCAACTGATATTGTTATTACAGGAACTAATTTTGTTTCTGTTCCTATTGTAGAAGCAATAAATTCTACGGGCGCAATAACGGCTGCAAACTCCGTAACTTTCACAAGCGCAACGTCAATCACAGCTAATTTTACATTAGGCACTGATGGAACGTATTTTCTTAGAGTGGAGAATAATGATGGTAATGCGGTCCGTAGTGGAACAGCATTACTTACAGTATCAGATGCACCAGCGTGGCAAACAGCGGCAGGATCACTTGGTTCTGTAGACGCAGGAGGAAGCATAAACTTTACTGTTTCAGCAACAAGTGCAACATCTTATGCTGTTACTTCTGGAGCTTTACCAGGAGGCGCAAGTTTAAATTCATCAACAGGTGCTATCACAGGGACAGAATCTGGATCAACAGCTACGACAACGTACAACTTTACAATTACTGCGACAGATGCTGAAGCGCAAACTGCTGCTAGAGCCTTTTCTATTACTGTTAATCATGGTATACAAAACTCAATGAGGCTTCAAGGATGACAACTATAAGTAAAACAATATCAAGCACGGGTAATAGAAAAATTTTTACTATTTCTGTTTGGCTAAAAAGAGCAAACGGCGTTAGTAATGGAAACGGTGGAATTTTTGGAGTTGGAACCGCAGCAAGTGATTCAGGTCAATTTTATTGTAGATTTGATGGTTCTAATAGATTACGAGTTGGAGGGGGAGCTACAGATTATAGAATTAGTGATGCTGTGTTTACTGATCAATTTGCTTGGTATCATGTTGTTTGTGCTGTTGATTCTACAGACACCACCGCTGATAATAGAGTAAGAGTTTGGGTTAATGGAGAGCAGATAACAACTTGGGGGACTAATAATACTATGTCACAAGATCAAAACACTCCTGTTAATGAAAGTGGTAAAACACACTATATAAATTCAGATGGAGATGGAGCTTCAAGTTTATTTAAAGGGTACTTTGCTCATTTTCATTTAATAGATGGTATAGCATATCCTCCAACTACTTTTGGTGAAACAGATTCAACCACAGGAATATGGAAACCAAAGACCAATCCTAGTGTCACATACGGAACTAATGGTGTTTTTCTTAAATTTGAAAACAGTGGTAATATGGGATTAGACTCTAGTGGTCAAAGTAATAATTACACTATCGGAAGTGCTGGAACAAATCCTCAAACAACAGACACTCCTTCTAATAATTTTGCTATCTTAAATCCTTACAATAGAAGAATAACTACTAATGCTCCCATATATGCTCATGGCAACTTGTTTATAGACAATCAAGATCAAGACGGTCAAAGTAATAACTGGTGTTCTAGTATTGGAGGTTTAACAAAAGGAAAGTGGTATTGTGAAATAACGCCTCATGTAAATGGAAGTGCCACTAATGTTATGTTTTTAGGAGTGATTGCTACACAAATGAGTATGAATAATGGTTCTGCTGCCTCTGGTTCTTATACAGGATATTCTTATTTTTATAAACCAGATGGAAATAAAGGAACTTCTCCACCTAATACTTCAGCTATTACAACTTCTTCGTATGGAAATACTTTTACTACAGATGATATTATAGGAATATTTTTAGATTTAGATAATGGAACATTAAAGTTTTCTAAAAACGGTACAATACAAAATAGCGGTACGGCAGCTTATACAGATTTATTAACGAATCTAGATTACAGTGGATACATGTTTGGTGGAGGTATAGGAACAAACGGACAGTATAATCAAAATCAAATTAAAGGAGCTAATTTTGGAAATCCAAGACTATCTATTAGTTCAGGAAACGCTGATGCAAATGGCTATGGAAATTTTGAGTATTCCCCTAATGATGGTACATATGATTATTACGCTTTATGCACAAAAAATTTACAGGAGTTTAACTAATGGCTTATGCAACAGTAGCTGACGCTTCAGCAAATTTTCAAGCAACTCTTTATACAGGTAATGGAAGTACACAAAATATAACTAATGGTGGTAATTCTAATCTACAACCAGACTGGGTTTGGATTAAAGATAGAAGTGCAGCCAATGATCATAAATTAACTGATTCTACTAGAGGAACTACTTACACTCTAGAATCTAATGCTAACACTGCTCAATATAATGATACTGGTTCAACAACAGCCTATTTAACTGATGGTTTTTCTTTAGGATCAAATGGTAATGTAAATACTAATAATAATAATTATATAGCGTGGCAATGGAAAGCTAATGGCGGTACTACATCAACAAACTCTGATGGTTCTATAACTTCCACTGTTCAAGCCAATACAGCAGCAGGATTTAGTATTGTTAAATGGACAGGGACAGACGCAAACGGAACTGTAGGACACGGGTTAGGAAAAGCTCCTAGTTTTATTCTTTTTAAAAATTATACAGATACTGCAAATTGGACAAGTTATCATGAAGTTGGACCAGGATCAGGAACAAGTGGAAATGTTGGTGGTTTGTATTTAAATTTAGAAAATGGTTTTAACACAGCAAGCACTTGGTATAATGACACGTCGCCTACTACTTCTGTTTTTTCAGTAGGATCAAACTCTAAAACAAATAGTGATACGATGATAGCGTATTGTTTTGCTAATATAAAAGGCTATCAACAAGCAGGGCAATATTATGGAAATGGTAATAGTACGCACGGTGTATTTGTTAATACAGGTTTTAGACCTGCGTATGTTTTAGCTAAAAGAACAGCTTCAGGAGGAGGGCCTTGGGCGATAAAAGATTATAGACGACCTGGACACAACCAAGTTACAGGAAGATTAGATGCTAGTGACAATGGCGTAGAAAATGTGGATCACGTATTTGAGTTTTTTGCTAATGGATTTAGAGTGTTAGATGGAGGTTCTGCATTAAATTTTAGTGGAGAACAGTATGTGTATTATGCTGTTGCAGATCAATCAATAGTTTCTACAAATAGTTTACCCGCAAACGCTGGAATAATGAAAGCGGAATAAAATGTCAGAAGTAAAAGTAAATACGATAAAAAAATATACAGGGTCCTCGATCACGATTGGTGAATCAGGTGACACGATTACGATAACATCAGGCGCTAACCTATCAGGATCTGGCTCTGGACTAACAACACTTAATGCAACACAACTAACATCAGGCACACTTCCTGACGCAAGATTTCCTGCTACACTTCCTGCTGTATCAGGTGCCAACCTTACGGGCCTGCAAGCAGCTCTTAGTTTTCCAACTATATCAAGTATAAGTCCAAGCACGATTGAAAACACTGCTGAAGACGTTGTCATTACAGGCACTAATTTTGTATCCGTGCCAACAGTAGATGCTATTAATTCATCTACGGGTGCTATCACACCAGCAAACACTGTTACGTTTACAAGTGCTACTTCTGTCACTGCAAACTTTACGCTTGGTACAGACGGTACGTATTACATTCGTGTGGAGAACAACGATGGTTTAGCCGTACGTTCAACTTCGGCATTATTAACTGTATCAGACGCTCCTGTGTGGAGTACCGCTGCAGGTTCACTTGGAACCATAGCAGGTGGTTTTTCAGGCACGGTAGCAACGGTTACAGCGACAGGTGACACGATTGCTTACTCCGAAACAACGAATGTTTTAACAAATGCATCGCAAGCAAATTGCTCGCTAAATTCTAGTACGGGTGCTATAACAACAACTGATTTTGGTGGATCGTCTACGTCTGCTACAACGTACAGTTTCACTCTACGAGCAACAGATGCTCAGGGTCAAACAGCGGATCGTAACTTTACACTAACATCAAGCTTCTCATTAGAAGATTCAGGAAGGTTTGATTAATGGCAACATATTTAGATAGAACACCTAGTAGTGCAGGTAATAGAAGAACATTTACTATAAGTTTTTGGACTAAAATTTCAGGTGGATTTGGTTCATCTAGTCGTTGGATTTTTGGAGCAGGCACACAAAGTTCCGATAACGATTACCTTTTATTTCCGTCTGGGGATACGTTAAAATTTTCTTTTGCCACTGAAGCAAGTGGAAACGTAGCAACTAATCGAGTTTTTCGTGACCCCAGCGCATGGTATCATGTTGTTGTGGCAGTTGATACAACACAAGCTACCGCTGCAGATAGAGTTAAAATGTATGTAAATGGTGATCAAATAACTTCGTTTGGGACAGCAAGTTATCCTGCACAAAATTATGAGACCTCTATAAATAATACAGTACTTAATAGAATAGGCGCAAGAGCATATTCTGCAACAGGTTACTATAACGGTTATTTTTCTCAATTTATTTTGGTTGATGGAACTGCTTTAACGCCATCTACTTTTGGTTCTACGAATGCTAATGGTATTTGGGTTCCTAATACGTCACCTTCAGTTACTTACGGTACTAATGGTTTTAAATTAGATTTTACAGGCACAGGTACATCAGCTGACTCTAGTGGATTTGGCGCCGATAGTTCTGGTAATAATAATCACTTTGCTTCTAATAATTTAGGTACAAATCCTAATACAAAAGACGCACCTCAAAATAATTTTAGTACAATGAATCCCTTGAATATTTTTCCTAACACCACTCCTATAATAACAGACGGAGCTTTAAAAACACAATCACAATCTACTTCTGGTGCAGGTTTATGTTCAACAATAGCAGTAAGCGCAGGCAAGTGGTATGCAGAAGGTAAAATAGGATCAGGAGCAACGTTAGAAGTAGGAGCTGTAGACATAGGAACTAATGCATTTAATAAAGGAGGAACATCGACTAATTCAGTTGGTTATGATTATGGAGGAAATATTAGAGTTAATAATTCAAATACGCAAACAAGTTTGTCTACCTATACTGGAGGGGATATTATAGGAATAGCTTTAAATATGGATACTGCAACAGGCACTGTAACTTTTTATAAAAATGGTAGTGCAGTTGGTTCTGCACAAAATTTTACTACTTCAAAACCTAATGCCGCTGCATTTTATATGCAAAGTCATACAAGTAGCGGTAATCAATCTGTTGAATGGAATTATGGTAATCCAACTTTCGCTATTGCTTCTAGTAATGCAGATGCGAACGGAGAAGGCAGTTTTGAATACGCCGTACCATCGGGATACTATGCGTTATGCACTAACAACTTAGCTTTATACGGAGGATAACATGGCGGTATACACAACAATAAACGATCCATCAGCAAAATTTCAAGTAGCTTTATGGACAGGAGATGGTAATGCAACTCAAGCCATTACAAACGACGGAAATTCAAATTTACAACCAGATTTAGTTTGGTTAAAAAATAGATCAGGTACAGAGAATCACACATTAGCTGATTCAACAAGAGGAGTAACATATAGAGTAAGCTCTAACACTAACGGCGCTGAAGATCAAAATGGAGTAGCCAGTGTTCAAACTGATGGATTTACTGTTTCATCATCTTATAACGGTAATGCTAATGGAAACGATTATGTGGCATGGCAATGGAAAGCTAATGGCGGAAGCACCAGTTCTAATACCAATGGAACTATTACCTCTACCGTACAAACCGACACAGCAGCTGGATTTAGTATTGTAAAGTATACAGGAAACGGATCATCAGGAGCTACTGTAGGACATGGCTTTAGTTCAGCCCCTGATCTAGTGATTATTAAATGCACAAGCACGACAGGATATTGGATTTGTAATAGTATGGATTATGGAACAAACCCCAATACAAGTGGGCCTAAAAATATGTATTGGAATACTGATGATAATATTCAACAAGATGGTATTTGTAGAGCAATTAACGCAACAACTTTTGAAATTTCAAGTTCTCCTTCTTCTAATAGTAACAGTCAATTGTATATAGCCTATTGCTGGAAAAGTATTCAAGGATATAGTAAACTTGGAACATACTTTGGTAATGCAAATGCAAGTGGTCCATTTGTTTATACTGGTTTTAAACCTGCTTTTGTAATGATAAAAGCTTTAGCAACTACAGGAGGCGCTAAAAATTGGCGTCTTGCAGATCACAAACGTTCTACGAGTGGATTTAACACTGTAGATAAACAATTAAATGTTAATGATGGCGGTGGAACTGATTCTGGTAATGATGTAGATTTATTATCTAATGGATTTAAAGTCAGAAGCACAGCGGCACAATGGAATGCAAATGACGTTGAAATTTCTTACATGGCCTTTGCAAAAAACCCTTTTGTAACTTCGGACGGCATTCCCGCAACAGCACGGTAGACCATGACGTTAGGGATTTTAGCATTTGCTGAAGGCCCGTTATCGTCCCTCGGTAAACAGGATGCGGTAGCGGTTGTTACGGGTCTTGCCCTAACTTCCAATTTAGGCACTGCTTCTGCTCAAGCTGGTGCGCAACCAAGCGTTACAGGACAATCATTAACATCAGCTGTTGGTACAGTTGTTCTTAATACAACATCGGTAGCGACACCGTCTGGTGAAGCACTATCCACGGCTCTCGGCACACCAGTCATCAATGTAATTGCCAACCCAACCGTATCGGTTACAGGGTTTGGATTAAGTCAAACTATAGGAACCTTTGCTGTTACAGCAAGTGGCGCTGTATCAATTGATGCTTCTTCCGAACCAGACATGGACATGTTCCTTGGTACGGTTAGTGTTGATGCTCAAACTCCAGTAGCCGTCACAGGACAATCAGTAACCTCAGCTCTCGGCACTGTTAATGTAGATTTACTAACAGAGGTATCAGTAACAGGACAATCTTTAACTTCTAGTTTAGGAACAGCGGAAATTAATGTTGATGCTACAATAGTTCCAACAGGTCAAGTCGTTTCTAGTGCCTTAGAATCGGTGAGTGTAGTAGCAAATTCTACAGCAATACCAAATGGTAATATTATATCTTCTAGTTTAGGATCTGTTACAACAACTATAAGTTCAGAAGTAGATGTTACTGGATTAACAACAACTCTCGCATTATCTGATAATACCGCCATTTATGTATGGGGTGAAGTAGACGATTCTGAAACGTCTACATGGAACGAAGTCAACTCAAGTTCTACAAATACATGGACAGAAGTCGATGATAATGCTACAAATACATGGCAAGACGCAGCATAGGATAATTTATGGCATCAACATATTCGGCACTACTAAATTTAGAATTAATAGGTTCAGGAGAGCAATCCAACTCATGGGGTAATACCACTAACAACAATTTACAATACGGATTAGAATATTCTATAGCTGGAGTATATACTAAAAACTTATCCGCAGCTTCTAGTCCATACACTCTAACCTCAGCACAAAGTATCAGCGCAACTCAAGCGGACAACGAATCAAGACAAGCAGCTATTATATTTACCGGTCACACGGCTAATTTTATCATACAATTTCAAGCTTTACAAAAAACGTATTTTTTAAGAAACGATAGTAATGCATATACTATCACTGCTAGACTTGGCGGTTCGGGTAATACATATGTTATTCAACCTAGTACAAGTGTATTTTTAGCTACCGATGGAACTAATTGGTTTAATCTACAAACATCAGGAACTGATTGGGTAACTAAAACAGGAGCATACACAGCGTTTCCTGGTGATAAAATATTTGTTAATACATCAAGTTCTGCTGTTACTATTACTTTACCAGCAGCTCCGGCTACGGGAGATGAGGTAAGATTTGTAGATTTAGCAGGTACATTTGATACAAACAATTTAACAGTAGCAAGAAACAGTTTAAAAATAAATGGTTTAACTCAAGATCTAACAGTTGCTACGGAAGATGCAGCATTTGCTTTGGTGTATTCTGGTGCAACATACGGTTGGAAATTAACGGAGAAATAATATGGCGACCTACGAATCTATTAAATACAAAATATCAGGAACTGCTATTACAGGGGTAATGCAAGAATCACAAAACTTAGATGATGTAGCTGACAAGAGCACAGCAAGAGACAATCTTGGTGTTGAAATAGGTGCTGACGTACAGGCTTTTATCTCTGCAACTGCAGGAACAAATGCTAATGGAACAAGAACAGTAAGTACCAGTGGACCTAGCGGTGGTTCTGATGGAGATATTTGGTACAAATATACATAATGCCTCATGCCAATTTATGTTAAATCAGGTGGTACTTGGCGTGAGATAAGCTCAGATGCTGGCTCTCAATTATATGTGAGAGATAGTACTTCTTTTACCAACAAAACAATTAATAATGTTTATATAAAAGATGGTGGTTCATGGCGAACCGTGTTTACCTTATTTGATACACCAAGTACTTTTACAACGGCAGGATCTGGCACTACTAACTTTAACGTTCCTGCTAATGCCAATGCCATACACATTCAACAAGCTGTAGGAGGTGGAGGCGGAGGCTTTCAAGGCGCTGACTACGATAAAGCTAATGGTGAGTCAGCAGGAGCTGGTGGTGCTTCTGGCGGATATGTTTCGGATCGTGTATACACAGTCGTAGGCGGTGAACAATTAACAGCGGTGGTAGGTGCTGCAGGAGCAGCGGATACTTCTGGTAATAGATATAGCGGATCATCTGATTCAGGAGGCACTACAAGTTTAACTGGAGCTTCAACAGGCGCTATTTTTTCTTTAGGTGGAGGGGGAGGATCTTCAGCTTCGGGCGGAGGTGTTCAAGGTCCTTTACGATCAAACACAGCAGGGGCTGCAGGAACTGTGACTCAAGGGACGTCATTGTCGACAGGAACGACAGTTGATGGATTAAACATTACGACATTTAATAGTGGAGAAGCAGGAACCTTTAATGCTTTTGGAACAGGTGCTCAAGGAACCAATCCTGGCAACTGTAGCGGTGATAACTGTAGTATTAGCGGTGGAACAGGTGGATTATCATATAATGGTAATGGCGCTGTTGGAACAGCTGGCGCTGGTGGAAACGGTGGGAGTCATCCTTACTCAGGAGGAAGTGCAGGAACCGCTGGTGAAATTAAATACAGATTTTTGAGGATTGCATAATGCCACTTACTAAAATTCAATTTGCCCCTGGTATTGATAAACAAAACACAGAGTATGGTGCAGAAGGTCGTTGGACTGATTCTGACATGGTTCGTTTTAGATACGGTTTACCAGAAAAAATAGGTGGTTGGTCTAAACTTATTTCTGAAACATTAATTGGTGTAGTGCGTGACATGCATGCCTGGTCCGATCTTAATGGCATAAGATACATGGCCCTTGGTACCGACAGAAAATTATATGTTTATTCAGAAGGAGCGGTTTATGATATTACGCCAGTTAGAGCTACACAAGCAGGACTTAGCAATCCATTTGCTACTACAAATGGTAGCGCTACAATTACGGTAACAGACACAGCACATGGTGCTCAAGCAGGAGATTTTGTAACATTTAGTGGAGCTTCTACAACAGCAGGGCTCGACATGAATAAAGAATTTGAAATATCTACTTATGTAGATGCTAATACTTATACTATAACGTATACAGGTAGCACGGCTAATGCTACAGGAAATGGTGGAGGAACAGTCACCGCAACGTATGATATAAGTATTGGTTTAGCAGCTTCTGCCTATGGTTATGGATGGGGAACAGGAGGATGGAATGAAGGGACGTGGAACACACCTAGATCTTCATCAACTGTTAAAATTGATGGTAGACAATGGTCTTTTGATAATTTTGGTGAAGATTTAATAGCAACGGTTAGTGAGGGAGGTACTTACAGATGGGATACTTCTGTAGGAACCGGGACCCCTGCCGCCATCATTGCAAATGCACCAACTGTTTCTAGATTTACATTAGTTTCTCCTGTTGATCGTCATGTATTTTTATTTGGCACGGAAACAACAATAGGAACGTCATCAACGGCAGATCCTTTATTCTTACGTTTTTCTTCTCAAGAAGATTACAACACATGGATACCTACCGCTACAAACACAGCGGGATCTTTTAGAATACAAGACGGTTCTAAAATTATGGCAGCGGTAAGATCAAGAGGCGCAATATTAGTGTGGACTGATACATCGCTACACGGTATGCAATTTGTAGGACCCCCTTTTACATTTAATTTAAATCAATTAGGAGCTAACTGCGGGGCTGTATCCAACCATTGTGTTAAAGATGTTAATGGTGTTACTTATTGGATGTCGCAAAATTCTTTTTATATGTTTGATGGTGCTGTTAAAAAATTACCATGTAGTGTACAAGATTATGTATTTGGTGACTTTAATATTACCACACAACCAGAAACATACTGTGGATTGAACTCAGAAAAAAATGAAATAACTTGGTTTTATTGTAGTGCTAATGCACAACAAATAGATAGATATGTAACGTTAAATTATCTTGAAGCTTCTTGGTCTATAGGAACTTTAGCCCGTACTTCTTGGGTTGATTACGGGGTGTATGAAAATCCATATGCTACGGAATATTCTACTACGGCTACAGCTACAACACCTAGTGTATTAGGACTTACTGCAGGAGCTTCTACATTTTATATACAAGAATTTGGTACGGATGCAGATGGTTCGGCCATGAATGCATTTGTTACATCTGGAGATTTTGATATACAAGATGGACAAGAATTATTACACATTGGAAGAGGTATACCTGATTTCCAAGATTTAGCAGGCACTGTTGATTTAGAATTAAAGTTTAAAACATATCCCGCATCTTCAACTTCTATGACTAGTACGGCGACAGTGTCGACAAGTACAACTAAATTTGATATACGAGGTAGAGGCAGACAAGGACAGCTAACAATTAGAAGTGATGCTGTTGGAGACAATTGGAGATTTGGTACATTACGTCTCGATGTACAACCAGATGGAGGTAGATAATGGCTAAAATAGCAACAACAAGATTACCTAATGCAACGCCGGAATATAACCAAACACAATTTGATGTATTAATACGATTGCTTGAGCAAGTATTACAGCAATTAAATTTTGGTTATCAACAAGATTTAAAAGATGAATCTACAGCAAGGAGTTGGTTCCTTGGCTGATTCTTTTATTAGCAGAACAGCTACTGGCACAGGTAGTGCGGTGGCTTTATACACTGTTCCCACCGCAGATCAGAACAGTCAACCCCCTATATTACCAACTACTACTCTTGTAAAAAGTATACGTTTATCTAATCAAACAGGCGGTGCAGTAACAACTACTGTGTCTTTTTTTGATAACAGTGAATCGGATAGAGAAGTTCCTTTATATAAGGATAGTTTGGCAGACGGGACGGAACAAGAAGTTTTAACACAACCATTTGTAATGGAAAAAGCAGATGCAATAAAGTTAACTGGTTTAAACGTTACAATATTAGTTAGCATGATGGAGATAACATAATGGCATTTAAAAAAGTACAAGAACCAAAACAAATTGGAACACAGATGGTTAATGGTAAACAAGTACCTATTTTACAACCAGAAGTATTTGTGGAAGTTAAAAATAAAATAACTGGTAAGGATTACGATTCTGTAGAAGAGGCTAAAAAAGATATAGCTGATCCAAATACAGAAACGTCAGAGGATCATGTAGAACAGAATGTTCAGATTAAAGTTACGCAATTGCCTGATTTTAAAGGTGAAGTGAAGTACGATTAAGCACTACACATTTCACAAATTTCTTCTTCCTGATTATTTACAGTAACTTCTTTATTATGACACTTGCATTCACCTAAATGGTTTTTTAATTGTCTTTCCAGACTAATAATTCTGCTGTGATATTTAGCTAGCTTATCTGCTAAAAACGCAATTGATTGCGATACCTCTTGTTGTGTCATAATTTTCTCCTGTTAAATTTTGTGGTAACGACCACATTATTATTTTGAGAAAATATTTGCAAGTAAACTTTTAAAATTGTTTTCTTGACATTACTTCTTATTTAACAGGTCGTGTATTTGTTGTCCTTGTACGGCAACCATGAACCCTATGAATATAACTCCTACTAAAATTATTATAAGTAATATTGTATCTAATGTCATATAACCCTCCAATTATCTGGGTGAGGTAAACAATGTTCTGTGCTCACTCCTTTTTTCATTGTTAATAATATATCAGCACTAATGCTAATTCGTGGATCTTCTTTTGTATTTGTTTCTGTGTAATGCAATAGTTCACTAGGAAAGATAACAAAGTCTCCTGTCTTTACAGGAAATTTATAACTAGCAAAATTAAATTGATTCCATTCTTTTATGTATTCATGTGTTGGAGGTATGAACATTCCTGTTTGTGCAGCTAGTTCTTGTTCGAAACTTAGATTACCCATGTCTTCATTGTGCACATAATAAACACAACTGTAATGACTCGACGTATGTTTGTGTGATGCTATGTGTTGATTTTGTGTCGTATATGTGGCCCATGCTTTTGTAAAATGCGCATCAAACTTTTCTAGGTTGTATCCTTTTGCTTGCATGAAAGCACTTACATGTTTGCGCAGTTCTTGAAATAAATCATTGTAGTCAATATCGATGTGTAAATTATCTTTAGCATCATTAAGATCAGTAAAGTTTGTATTGCCCATAACATCGGTGGTTGCAGCTACGCTACCTGGTTTTTCTTTTACAAAAGATTCTATTAAAGGCTTTATTGTTTTATTTATTTTTTGATGGTTTTTAACACTGGTAAGATAAATATTTTTACCAAAAATATTATTAATTGTAGCTTCCTGATCCATAAATTACTTCCAAATATTCTATTTTAGTTACCCAACCTTTGGGTATGGCAATGGCTCCTCCACCATGATTATCGTCTTTATCAATACAAAAAGACCGCATAATAACTACTTTATTGTCTGTATTTGTAACCATCCAACCAACGTCTTGACATACTGCTAAAGGAGCATCTATGATGTCTTTTACAGGCAACCAACCAGTTTCCATGTCCCTTGCGTCCAACCAAGTGACCTTTACCATTGGGCATTTAGTTATGTCAAATTCCATATTTCTATTTGCACAATACCGTATTTTTGCATATAATTGTATAATTAAATTGGCTTAAATAACAAGTCCTGGCCTCCTTGCTCAAAACAATTCATTATTGCAATAGGAGAAAATGCTCAAAAAATTATTTAAAGGTGTAAAAAAGGTAGCTAAGAAAGTAGCCCCATTTGCGGGTCTTGTAGCTGGTGCTTTTGGTATGAAACCAATGGCTGCAGCAGGTCTTGGTGCTTTGATTGGCGGTATCGGAGGAGGTTCTAAAGGAGCTGTTATGGGTGGCCTAGGGGGCTACTTAGGTGGTTCGATGTTTGGAAAGTCTAATCCACTTTTTGCATTTCAAAAAGGAAGTATATTACCACAATATCAAGCAGGAGCTTTTGCAAACATGAATCCGTTAATTGGCGAAGGTGGAAACATTTTTAATACAGCAATAGAAAAAAAAGGTTTAATGGATTATTTACCATTAATCACACTAGGAACAGGTGCAGCTTATGCAGGAGGTTTGTTTGACGAACCACCAATTCCAGAAGATGCAATTCCAAAAGAATATAAGTACGATCCTAATTTAGATCCTCTTAAAAATATTAATGACAAGTATAAAAATCTTTACGAACAGTATTCTCCTCTACCTTCTTCTAGTATTTATGGATACTTACAAAGTATTGGTGCAATGAAGAATGGAGGACTAGTTCCAGCATACGCTGATGGAGGAGTTATGGCATTTAAAGACGGTAAAGGTTCTGGACTTTTACAAGGTCTTGTTGAAGGAATACTTAATGACGAGAAACTTATTGAACTAATAAAAAATAAAGATGATGGAGAATACAAAGATAGACTAGATAAGATTCGTAATGAAATGGATTTTAAAAACGTACCAAAATCATCAAACATAAATGATTTTATCAGAGCACTAGAAAAAGGATTAATTACTGATGAATATATAAGAGAAATAATAAGAAATAATAGATTTACTACAGATGATAGTGATGAATTTAAAGAAATAACAATTGAAGATATTTATCCAGGACAACAATACAATGATGTTCTTGAAAGAATGATGACAGAAAAAGAAATGTCAACCCCCGCTGCTCCTATAGCTGAAGGCAAGAGTAGCTTGAAACAAGCTTTTGAGGCTCATTCTAAAGGAGAAATGTCTGATGAAGAATTTATGGAAATAACAGGAATGAATCCACCTAAAGTTCCAACAGATATTTCAATGAATTATAGAGATGGGGAAGAGGTTCCTCCTATGCAAATGCTAAGAGTGCCTCCTGAAAATTTACCAATGTCAAGGGACATGATAAACGAACCAGGAATTATGTCTTTAGAAGAATTAGAACAATTTATGGAAGAATTAACAATATTAAAAAACAGCGGAGACTTGACAGAAGAACAATATAAACAAGCCGTACAGATGTTGATGTCACAAGCAGGTAAAGCAAAAGCAATGAACGGCGGTGTATTTGCAGCAGGAGGGGATACTGAAGGTAGAACCATGGGCCCTGGTACCGGTAGACTAGACAATTTACCTGGTTACATCTATGATCAAAACACAGGACAAAAAAGTAATATTGTGGTAAGTCCAAATGAACACATTATCCCAGAGTATACATTGTATGCAATGGGTGGCGGCGATACGGAAAAAGGTCACGACATGTTAAACAAATTACGAAAAGACACCAAACCAATGGCAAAACAAATGGGTTATGATTTTGAAGGTGCAGAAAATGGAACGGTAAGATATGGCTGAGTCACAAGTAATACAAAATCTACCTCCTGAATATATACAACAGGGGTATACCAATCTTATTAAAAACGTTGCAGACTATGTAGGTAGCGCACCTGCATTACCTGATTTTCAATTAGCTGGATTTAGTCCTGCACAGCAACAGGCGATGAACATGGCTTTTGCACAACAAGGTTATACATACGATCCAACGACTGGGTTTACCGCAACAGGAACAGGTCCAGGGTATCAACCTGCACTAACTGCGGGTCTTGGAGCTTTAGCTAAATACGGAACACAAGCAGGAGATTTATATAATCAAGGAGCTTCGGCTACTTTTGATCCTAGTTCTTATAAGCAATACATGAATCCTTATCAGGATGAATTAACAGCTGCCATACAAGAACAAGGACAGATAGCACAAAATCAAGCGGCTGCTCAACAAGCAATGGGCGGAGCTTACGGAGGATCAAGAGGACAGATACAACAAGGAATGATCGGACAAGGCGTGATGGACACCATCGGTCAATTGACAGCTCAAAACTTTAACACGGCGATGGGTCAGGCAATGCAAAATTTCCAAAACCAACAACAAAGACAGTTAATGGGAGCACAAGGTCTTGGTGCATTAGGCATGGGACTAGGTCAAGGATACGGCCAACAAGCACAATTACAAAACGCACTTGCTACACAAGGTATTGGTCAAATGATGGGCATTGGTGGAATGCAACAAAAAATGGGTCAAGGTATTCTTGACATGCAAAGAGCAAACCAATTACAAAAAATTAATAGACCTATGCAAATGTATGGATTTATGTCTGATATTCTATCAGGTGCACCAGCAACAATGGGTTATCAATATACTCAAAACTACGGACAAGCTGGTAGTCCTTTCTCACAAATGTTAGGTACTGCAGCTACTGCTCTAGGAGGTATTGGATCCTTTAACAAGTTGTTCAGCTAATGGCTACATTTTTTCAAACACCAGGTTCGGGTCAACTTTCCCAAGAAGAATTAGATTTTAAAGGTCTTGATTACGACTACACAAAAAAACTAACGCCGGAAGAAGGCTATGAAAACATAAAAAATTTTGTAGCTCCTATCATGCAAAATTTACAAGAAACAGGAGAATCGGTTCAATACAATAATATTGTAAACATGTCGGGTATTGACGTTCCTAGTTTTGATCAAATTCAAACTATGAATTACGACCAGTTAATGAATCTAAAAAAAGATATAGAAGCAAAACAAAAAACAGCATCTTCTAATTCATTTAGCTCTGCTTATGCTATTGCCTTACAACAAATAGAAAAATCTTTATTGAACATGGAAGGCAGCGAACCAAACGTTGTGTCGTCTGCTAATGACGTTATGACAGATCAAAACACTATAACCAATGCAGAAAACAATGTTATTCAGGCATCAACAGCAGAAGCTATAGACAATGAAATACAAAGTGCCATTAATATGTTTGACGTTGCTGCAGAAGAATCTAATAAAATTACTACTGGTGCAGGCTACAATGACGTAGAAAGTGTTGAACAAGTTAATGTTATAGCTGATGGATCTTTGGTAAATAATAAAGGAGGTACGGATGTTATTGTTAAAGAAGAATTTGAAAAAGGTAAAGGCGAATTAAATTTAGAAAAAAACGCATCAAACACAGAAGTAACAGAAGAAGACGAGCAAAGTGCTATTGCAAAAATAAAAGAAGAATTAAAACAAGTATTACCAGAAGAAGAAATACCAACTGACTTATTGCTTTTAAAATTTGGAGCTAATCTTTTGAGAGCAAGAAGTAATAGAAGAGGTGCTTTACCAAAATTTCTTGACGAGTTAGGACAATCTCTAGCTCCTATTACGGATACATTAATAGCGTACGATCTAAAAAAGAAAGAAGCAGACAGAGCTTTAGCTTTACAGGCGTATGAAATTTATGAAGATCAAGCAACAAGAGGAGCAAAACGGTATGAGTTTGAAGATTTATACAACGTTTACGCAGCGGATTATGATCAAAAAGGAGGAGGCATACTAAAAGGTGGTACTACTTTAGTGGGACAAATAACTACGCCAGCTGAAATGGACTACTACAAAGCAATGCGTTACCCTGACGAAGCTTCAGTAGAAATTGGTATTCATACTCAAGAACAATTAGACAATACTCCTGGCCACTTACAAGGCTTACCTATGTTTGTCATGACAAAAACAACAGGAGCTAAGCAAGATTTTGGCAGTCCTGTTTTTGGTGGCTATGGTAGCGGAGACAAAACAGCAATACGATCGGCTTTTGAATTTGGAGGAATGTTAGAAAGTGGTCTTCGTAACGATGTAAAATTATATGCAATGATTGCTCGCGGCTTAGAAGAAGGAAACAAGCCATTAGCCGGTCCTGGTGCACGAATTGCTAGATGGACGCAAGTTACTGCTGGTAAATTAAATACAATAGCTAGAACTTTTGGAGTAGATTCAGGTATTCCTATGCTTAACAGATTAGCAGGAGAGGATGATTACCAAAAATTTTATAGTTCAATGAAAGCAGCAGGTATTGATTTACAACCTGGAGCAATCAAAGCAAGCATAGCCGATGACGTAAAAATGTTGTATCAAAACAATGATGCAATGCTGGACAATGAAATGCTTTCTAATGAAGAATGGGAGTTTAATAACAAACAAATAAAATTACTTGATCAAATATCAAAAGATATTCAGCAAAGAGATGACTACAACATTGTTGTTTCCTTAATGCAAAAATCAGCGTTTACAAGAGCTCGTTACTTACAAGGCACAAACAGACTTTTAAAAGACGTTATTGAAGAAGCAAGAAAAATTATGGATGTATTAAATAAATCTGAAAGAGAAGCTTTATCAATACTTGGAGAAAACATACAAAACTACACGAGAAAATATAATGAACAATTACAAATTATATACGATCCTCAAACACAAGCAGAAGAGTATAATAAAAGACAAATTTTTGTTGATAAAAACTATAATGTTATAGGCGGGATGGGTAATACTAATCCAAGTAACATATCTAGTGACAGTCTATTAGGATCACAAATTAATTTAGATGATGTAAATGTTTCGCAAGATTTAGGGGGTCAAATGGAATTTCAAAGCTTGGAAGATCAATTGAACGAGTTTAATATAGAAATGCCTGTGGAGTTAAAATGATAACATACGAAGAATTAGCAAAAGCAAGACAGTTAGGATCAGAGTTACGTGAACAAGGTATTAATCCAGCAGATTGGCTACGTCAAACAGACGGAGCACAAAACATAAAACAACAAGCTAACATGCCTGTTAAGGCGCAAGATGGTGTGGAAGTAAAACAACAAGGCGAACAACTTCCTCAACTAGAAGTAATGGGAGTAAAAATACCAAGAAAAATATTTGGTCTTAATATTGGAACACAGGCGGCTGAAAGTTTTGGAGGTTCTACAGAAGACGAAGATGTTTTCGATCCTCAAAAACATAAAATGAAACCTAGTCAGGTTAAAAATTTAATTAAAGAAGTTAGCATTAAAGGCATGATGTTAAACAAATCAGATAAAGACATACTACAAACAATTAATAATGTTGTAGCAGCTGCGGGGTATACTAATGATGAATTGTCTCCAGAAAAAATAAAAGCAAAAGCTATTAAAGGTTATGAGTTATACAATACAGATCAACCTAATCCTTTCCCTGCTTACAAACTAATAAGTTCTATTATAGGAGGTACGGCAGGAAACATAGTAGGCGGAAGAACTGGTGCTATGGTAGGAGCTAGAGTTGGAGCTATTGGAGGTCCTTGGGGAATGCTAGCTGGTAGCATGATAGGAGGCACACTTGGTTATGTGGGAGCTCTTCTTGGCTATGAACAAACACTTACAAATTTAAATAAAAAAGGAATGCTCTACACTCCTACTTACAATGAGATAGGTGAATTTGTTGGTAACGTACAAGGTATCAACAGACCAACAAAAGAAAAATTAGTTGAGTATTTAAAACATGAAGCAAAAGTAGACGCAATGTTCCAAGGAGGATTCTTTGCAGCCCGTCCTGTGTTTAAAGCTTTAGGAATGGGTCTTAGTAATATTGCTCTCGGTGTAGGAAAAAATGAAAGAGCTATGGCAAAGGCTATAAAAGAAACTACTGGTATATCTCCTAGTATTGTAGACATTTCTAGATACGATATTATCAGATCAGCGCCTACTGTTATTGGTAGATTACCTTTCTTTAGAAGACCTTTTGTTAAAGCTGCGGAAGCACAAAAAGAAGCTTTATTAAAAACAGCTAAAGATAAAATATTTTTAGACGGACCTACGTTCTCTTTAGCAGAGTTGGGACACAACATGTCAGTGGTTCGTGATAGAGTTACTAAAAAAATTGTTGATAGTGTTAGTAAAAAGTACGATGATTTTTATACCGCGCTAGGAGACAATCCAGCTATTGCTTGGCACACAACGAGAGCTAAAGCTGTAGAAGGATTAAAGTTTATGGAAGGTTTAGGTATTCCTCCTGCAGAACTTATGCGAAATAGTTTTTATCAAAAGATTGCTAACCTTGCAGGTAAACAAGAAATGTCTGTATTTACAGCAGGAGCTCCTTTCACAGCGGCACAATGGAAGCAACAAAGAACTATGTTTACGCAAGAAATTTTAAATAATCCTACGTTGACTCCTGAAATGAAAGACATAGGGAGAAATGTATTAAGAGGATTAGAAGAAGATTTAGCAAATTTAATTAAAGCAAATCCAAACTTATATAAAAATGCGGATAAACTTTTACAAGATGCAGACAAATCATTTAAAAACATGATGATATTGTTTGGAGACCCTACGGTTAAAGAATTGGGTAAAGATTCTAAATTTGCTTATATTAATATGTTACAGCAACCAGGAAACAAATACAGTTCTGAACTATTAGATAGTGTCCTTAAAGACTTTAGAGATCCTGTAGCAATGGAAAGATTACATCAAATACTTGGTGATCAAATGTTTGGTAAAGTAATGAAGGCAAAAGTTTTAGATGCTTTCCAAAATGCATTTACTAAATCAACAACCAAGCCAGGTCTTACAGATATAAATGAAGACTTCTTTAAAACGTTTGATGATTTAACTTTTAATTCTAATGTATTTAAAAAGTCATTAGGATTAGATGAAGTAGGTTTACCATTAAAGAAAAGATTAGATACTTTAATAAGAGGCTTAGAGTTAGGAGCTAAAGGACAAAACTTACCAAACGCTCAACAACTATTAAACTTTGCTGACGCCGCACAAACTTTCTTTAATGGAAAAAACATGAACATTAGTACTTTCTTAACAAGAAGAGCTGCGTTAGGTGGCGTTGAATCTTTACTTAGAGCTATAGTTCCAGCTGCAGCAATTGGTGGGGGATATAAAGCAGCTATGGTAAGTCCAACGTCTACACTGTTAGGTGTAGGAGCAATGTATTATGCAGGTCATATTTTAGCTAGACCTATGTTAGTAGAATCTTTTAAAGAAGCTTTTGAAAGATGGGGTAAAGCAAATGCAGCTGCTGGTACAGGAGCTTTTAGAAAATCTCTTGAGGCTGCAACGATAGCTTCACAAAGAGCAATAAGAGAATTATTTAGATCTGATGCGGATATACCAGATCAGTTAGATAACCGGTTCAATTCTATTCAAAACAGAATGGAGTATATTAATGTTGGGGAAGAAGCATTTAATGAAATGAAAGCGCTTACCGATCAAGAACAAGATAAAGACATAAATGGTATACTAGGACAAGATTCACAAGAAAAATTAGAAAAAGGAATGATTATTCCTGACGCAAAACCAGGTCAAACATACATTCCTGATGCATCAGAAAACGTAAAACCTATCGTTTCACCAGAAGTAAATGCACCTCCAGTAGTGACAAACACTGGTCTTAGTGCTAAAAACAGAGTTGTGAACAATCCTAACAACATTATTAACCGAGGAGTTAACACCGTTAATCCAGCCTTTACAGCTGGTATGAAACCAATGAATGTTAATCAAAACTCACGATTAGCTTTGGCAGGTAATGATCCATTATTACAGGCAATTGCAATGAAAAACAGGAGAGCAGTCTAATGCCGGGCGAAACAGAAAAAACTTTAGAACGTTTTAAAACAAATCCATCCCCATCAACAGTAAACATTGGACCTCAAAATCCTCATGGTAATAGTAGTAATGTAGTTACTCAACCAAGTTTATCTTCTCAACAACAACAAAAAGACAAAGAAATGGAAGAGAAGAAACAACAAATTTTAAACATGGCAACTCACGGTGCGCAACAAGGAGCAGGGGTTGATCGTGAACAAATTGTAGACTTTAGAGAAGAATCTGGAATGAGCGGAAGTGATTACATGGATTTTTTAAAAGAAATAAAAAAGAGAAGTCCTTTAGGCTATGATGCGGCAGGTTTTATTTCAGGTCCTTCTAACGCCATTCAAAACTTTATAAAAAAGGGTGGTATGCTTGGTAACATTTTAAGTTCTATTTTTGATAAAGGAAAAGAAACAGGAATAGAAGCAATAGAAAAAGTAAAAGAAGTATTCACTCCAAACGGAGGCGTAACAGAAGTAATGGACGAAGTTCAAGGACCATTAACTGGACCTAATAAATTTCAACAAAATTATTTAATGGGAGATCCTTTAGGATTGTTTCAACAATTTCTTCCTAATAATTACCCCGCATACTTACCTCAAACTTCTTTAGCATTTCAACAACAATTTGGTCTTCCTACTTCAGTGGGAAACATGCGATTAGCTAACGGCGGTGGATTGTTTCCACAACCCGCTAACGATCCAATCATAAATTCATTTAACAAGACACCATTATCTGTGTTAGAATATGCGGGCGGAGGCGTAACACCAAAAAATGCAGCAATTGAATTAGGAATTGTTGAAGACTTTAATGACGGAGTGATGGGCGTATGAGTTTTACCTTTAAAGACATTGTTTGGATCGTAGGAGTTTTTGTTGCTTTAGGTGTTACTTGGGGCATGACAAGTCAACGAGTAACCGCGATGGAACAAGACATGGATCGAATGGAAGAGGCTATTCAAATGTTTGTTAAGATCGAAGCAAGAATTGCTGTAATTGAGAACGAAGTTAAAAATATTAATAAAAACCTAGAAAATTTTAGTAGATAAGAAAATTTTTATCCCGTAAAGGTACCTACAATGCAAAGTTTAGGGTGTCCTAGGGTGATTGTACCTGAGAATATAGTTTTTGTCCTGAGAGCTAAAAAAAGGGCTATAGATCGCATTTTAGTGTATAGAGCAAAGAATTGGGCTGTGTTTTCTTAAATTCGTTATACAGCCAGGTGCAATACTCATTACTCATGTCTCCTCCTGTATAATCGTCCACTTTACAGTCACGCATGAACGTTTGATACGGAGAAAAATAAATAAACATGCCAACACAAATTAAAATTGTCACGCAAATTAAAATTATTTTTATCAAGATTTAAAAATAGAAAACATACCAGACTCTAAACACCATGTTTGCACAAACAATGTTTCATGTCCTTGCTCCAAAGCAATTTTATGTAATTCATTTTCTATTTCAATTCGCCTGTCTTCACATTTAGTTTCATCAAGCCAAACTTCCGCTTGATGTTTTACCGAAGGCCAACCAGGCATTGTTACCATAGAAATTAACAACCATATTTTAATCATCTAAGTCCTAACTTACTTCTGAAAATATTTATCTTATCGAAATGTTCTGGTTTAATTTCGTAGATATTGTTTTCTTTACAGAAGCGTATCGCACTTTTAAAATGATTCCAAGCTTTTATTAATTCTCTGCCCTCCAACTCAAATTTTTGTAGGTGTAAATTTTGTGCACACATCAAAACAATGCCCTTTTTTATTTTAGGTTTGTCAGGAAATGTTTGATTATGGGCCATCACATAAGCAGCTAACTGGCACATATACTTCCAGCACCACTCTTTTCGTTTAGGTTTGTTTGCTTGTTTAAAATCTATAACAACGGGTTGATGATAATAAATTCCTGCTAAATCCAACCTACCGTGATAATGATCGCCAAATTTTAATTTAGATTCCATGTGCCAACAATCTTCTAACTTATGTTTGATAGCATGGTCGTATATTTTTTGTGCCATCTTACGACCCAACACACCTTCTTCTGTTAGATCCACACAATCTTTTTCATCACCGATCCAATGTTCTAAAAATTTATGCATAGCGGTTCCTATAGAAGCTGATCGTTTACTTATTCTTTCTGCCTCTTCGTGTCCTACTCTTTCTCTCCATTTTTGTAAGGCCTCTGGATTGTCTAAGACTTGTAAAATTTTAGATATGGATACACTCACATAGAGTCTCCCCAGTTATCTCCTAACTCTGCGTCCACCTTACTAGGTACAAGTAAACTACACGCATTTTCCATTATCTCTACAACTCGTTTAGCTGTTTTGTCATCTGGCACCGATACCGCTATCTCATCGTGTATTTGTATTAACGGTAAGATACCTTCTGCATATAGATCTACCATTGCTTGTTTGGTTTGATCCGCTGCCGATCCTTGTATCAATTTATTAAATGCTGTGTAAGTAAATGCTCTGCGTATAGAAGATCCATATTCTTCTTCTGCTCTTTGTTTAGGCAGTGGTTGTACATAAGGTATGGGTTCTCCTGGTTCTCTTTTTTTAAATGGAGTTATGGGTTCCCATAAATTAAACCGGCATTTACGTAACATAATAGTTCTTACAAAACCTTTGTTCTCTCCTCTACGACTAGCTTGTTCGGTTGCCATGTCTTTTAATTTTTTAACAAAAGGTACACTGGCGTGATATTCTTTAAAAAAGTCATAAGCTTCATCATCAGGTATGCCAAGTTCCCTGGCTAACTTCCCCTGGCCCATGCCATAAGCTAAACCTAAATTAATAGTCTTTGCTTTTTTACGTTCCACTCCTGCCATGTCTGCTACCTGTTGATGGAAGTCTGTTGTAGGATCATTTATGTATGCTTCTGCTAATTCTTTTGCTCCTTCAAGTTCATGTTTAACTGCAAAGTGTGCCATTAATCGTGGCTCCTGCTGACTGTAATCAAAAGATCCCCATCGGTGTCCTTCTTCAGGAATAAATAAACTTCGTATTGCTGGGCCTATCTTTGGATGTCTTGCAGGTATTTGTTGTAAATTTGGATTTGACATACTTAATCTGCCCGACACCGTACCGCCTTTATCTCCTCTTAATTGATGTATTTCTGCGTGTATTCTTCCTTTATGAGAATGTTTTAATATTGTGTCAATAAATGTAGTTCTTGCTTTGTTGATCTCTCTTGCCTCAACAACCATTTTAGCTAAATCAGATTCATGATTAGACAAAAATCCTTTATCAAACTTTGGTTGTTTACTCTTTACTGTTCTTTCGTACGGAATGTTAAGTGCATCAAAAGCTTTCGCAACACTTGCCGCAGCCCAAATATCAACTGCAACCCCCGTATCTTGTAATATTTTATCAAGTATCTTCTTCTCTGTATTCTCAAAATCTTTTTTAATAATTTCTGCTCTGTCAAGATCAACTCTCACTCCTTTAGATTTCATTTCAAATAAAACAGGAAACAAACTTGTTTCTAAATCAAAAACTTGCCTTAACCCATCTTCTTCTATTTGATTTTTTAATACGTCCCATAACTTTATTGTTAAGTCTGCGTCTTTTTCTGCATAAGGACCTACAACCATAGCAGGCAGTTTATGCATCTCACCTTTTGCATCAGTGCCCCATTCAGCAGCGGCTTCATACAAACCTGTTTCGTATTTCTTTTCTTTTAAATAATCTTTTGCTAATTCATTTAAAGAATAACGTAATCTGTTTTCATCTATAAGAGGAGCGGCTATCATTGTATCAACAATTTTTCCTCTAACTTCTAGCCCCCATTGGCGCATCCAACCAACATCATACATTCCATTATGAAAAACTTTTGTATTATCTTTATCTAATATTTTTTTAAAATTTCTTTTAAAAACGTTTGCATCTATGTTTGGTCCTACTTCATGTCCAACAGGGAAATAACCTTTCCAACCATTAGCAGCTATTGCTACTCCTATGACCTTTCCGTTATCTGTCGCCCATCCTGGACCTTTTGTTTTTATTTCTGGATCGTAAGTTTCTAAGTCTATCGCTACAACGTCAGACTCATAAACAAATTCTGGTATCTCCTTGGGAGGTACCCATTCTATTTCTGCCATATATTATACTCCACACATTCCCTCGCATTCATCAGCCATGTCGCCAAATAAATCTGGTTGGTCGGAACCTTTATCCAAATCTACTTTATCCAAAGGAACTCTAGAAGAATGTATGTAAAGTTCTTTTGCTTTTGATAGACCTAACGCCGGACCAGCTGTTCTAACTTTTTTATCAAAATCAACACACTGTTTCCATTCATCTGGTCTAGTGTCTCGCATTTCTTTCCAGAACTTATTGTCATGGTAAGGACAATAAACGCATGCACTTTTTGCAGGTTTAGGATACTGCCTTTCTTCCATCCATTGAAAACAATCTTTTCTGGTAATCTTTTTTTCTACAAGCGGATAATGAAAACGATAAGAAGCTTTCTCAAATGTTTTCATTCTAAATATTTCATCATACGATATGCCTAAATATTGATTTACAACCATTCCTTTAGGCCATCTTTGTCCCTTTTTTAAACCATATTCTCGCCTTATTCCTTGTTCTATTTGTTCTATTTTATAAGTAGAAGTACATCTTCTATTTGCTATGCCTTTCTTTCCGTCTTCTCCTACTAAGAAAAAAGGTATGGAAGCGCCTCTTTTGTACACGCCGTTATCAATATAATTTTCTACGTCCTCTTGTAGATTTCCCCACGTAACTCTAATGACAGGGAAGTTTAATTGTTTTTCTAAATAATCAAGCCACTTATAAGTTCCTGTTCCCTCGTTCTGTGTGTCAGCAAAAATAGCAAAATCTATTTTACCTGAGCCTCCTGGTTTAACTTCAAATTCTCCTCTGCTAAAAGCTAACGCCATCATGGACGACTGCACTCCAGCGCCTAAACTAATTATATTTAGATCTCCAGGATATTTTGTACTTCGTTCAGTTGGCATCTATACTCCGCACATTCCTTCACACTCGTCAGCCATGTCACCAAACAAATCTGGTTGTTTACTTTTTTTATTAAAGTCTACTTCTCTCAAAGGTTTTAATTCTCTGTGTAAATAAAGTTTAGCGTCAAAAGGATAATTTTTATTTTTTGCTTCTCTAAGTTTGTCATCAATCTCACATGCTTTTTCAAAATCTTTTGGTTGATTTTCTTTCATTTCTTTCCATGTGCCGTTGTCATGATAAGGACAAAATATACACGCACTCTTTTTAGGTAATTCAAAACCGTTATCCTTACACCATTGTAGACAATCTCTTCTTGACATTTTTTTCTCTATTAAAGGCCATTTATTTTCTATGAAAAAATCTCTACTCTCTTTCATTCTATTCATTTCGTCTGTAGAAATACCAATCCATTGATAAACATGAGTACCTTTTTTTACTCTCTGTCCTTTTTTATATCCTAATAATTCTCTTATCTTTCTACGGATCGGCATAATTTTAAAATGAGTTGTGCACTGGCGTCGTATTAAACCTTTATCCATATAAGCAGGAGGTCCGTAATACCATCTTATATTTCCTTTAATAGACTCTTCCGTGTGCTTTAATATGTCTCCGTAAGTTTCTTTAGTGTAAGCTTCACATTTATAAATAGGAAAAGGTAATTTCTTTTCTAACCTTTCTAAATGTTCATACACATGATCGGGCTCAAATTTTGTGTCTGCAAAAATAGCTGCATCTGCTCTTGGTAAATCTCCATTAGCACTCATCAATGCCATGGTTGTAGATTGTACACCAGCTCCAAGACTAAGAATATGTTTCATGATCCATCCTATTTATCCTATAATTTTGTCGTAAAAACATTTCTGAATATTCATAATCATTTGATGATCGTACCAAAAACAAATTATTTTTTGTTCTCGTAATTCCTGTGTAAAAAACTCTTCTTTCATCGTCCCCGTTCTTTAATAAACTTTGATAAGCCTTTGGTGATAGTTCTGATAATAACACAACATTGTCTGCTTCGCCACCTTTCGATCCATGAATTGTAAGAATTTTTATCTTTGGTATTGCGTTAATGTCCTGGTTACGTCGTTCACATTTTCTTATGTACATTACTAAATCTTCATTAACCTTGTCCAATGCCTCATGCCACTCCAAATTTTTATTTAAACGTAGTCCATGATTATTAACAAGATCTTCAAATGTTACTGACACATCATCTTCCACTAAATCTCCCCACGTTTTATATCCTTTTTCTATTTTATCAGGACCGGAGGATATGTACTTGTACATATTTTTTGCACCGCCTAATGATATAGTATTTCCTTGTTGTAGTTTGTTCCAACAATTTATGGCATACAAAACTTTTTCAGAAATAGACTTGTGTCTTCCAAACCTATTATATAAAATTCCTTCTCTTTTAAAAAATTCTTCAACTTTTTGTAGCACATGTTTGGTTCGTGCTAACACATAGTACTCTCCATCTTCATCAAACGGTACATAATTAATTGCAGCGTAATGATTTACTTCCCCTGTTTTATTGGCAGGTTTCCACTCTTTCGGTACACGATCTTTAATTTTATTTGATACAAATTCTGCTACTTCAAAAACTTTTTGTGGCACTCTAAATGATTGATTTAAAACTTTTTTCTCTCCTGGGGTGCGTATCAACAGCTCAGGAACAGCTCCTGCCCATTTAAATATTGCTTGATCATCATCGCCAGCTATGTAAATATGTTCAGCGTTCTTCGCTAGAAGAATAACAGCCCACCATTGGAGCATACTTAAATCTTGTGCCTCATCTATGATGATGACTGGCAATGAGGGAACGGATCCCTCATTGACTAATGATAACAACATGTCGTTAAAATCGTAGAGTTCATTTTCTTTTTTATAATCTAAATAGGTTTCATAAATTCTCTCCAATTCTGGTAAACCTCCCTCAACGTGAAGGTTCGACCGTTGCCATTGCACACCAATATTCACCATGTTATTGCGTGCAAGCTCGATAATACGCATGAAAGGATTTTTCTGCATACTTTGTCCGTTCTCTTCTATTTGTGAATTAGAATTTAAAAACTCTTTTATCTGTAAAGTTTTACCTAATTCTTTGTAGTGTCTGTCTTTCATTACACTTGATGTGCTTAAATTTAATTGTCTAAATGCCATGCTATGTAATGTTCTAAACCATTCAAATTCTTTTTCTTCGTAGTCAAATTTTGTGGTAGCTCTATCAATTGCTTCGTGTGCTGCTTTCTTAGTGTAAGCAAAGTACCCAATCTCATGAGGCTCGTATCCTTCTTCCAAATGTCTTTGTACGATACCAAGCAAGGTATGAGTTTTACCTGTACCAGGCGGTCCAAAGATAGTTGTTGTTTTATTTTTAAAATAACTACGCACTTCTTCACGAGATGTTTTTTGTATATCTAATGGAAATAATTTAGAATGGTTCAGCACTGTTCACCTTTGGTCTTTTTAATGGTTTAAGTTCTCTTTTTATTTCTGGGATAAACCATAGTCTTTCTGTTTTACCCATTATCTTTTTAGATGTCGATCCTCCGCCCATGTCTCGTAAACGTTGTACGATCTGCATGGTGCGCATATCTGTAAATCTTTTTTTCTTTAAATAATCTTCTAGATGTACCATTTTAAAATAAGTTTTATCTTCTTCGGTATAACACTTCCCGGTTATGACTTCGTCCATCTCGAGCCCTGCCCCCTGCTCAAAAATAAAATTATTAAAGTGTTCATCAAATTTACCAAACGTTGTTGTATCAAAATGTTCTGCGGCCGGTATAATTTCAGCATTCTCTAATAATGTTCTGACCTTTATCGTCCAATCATTTGCTTTCATAGCCATTGGAAGTATGGTTAAGTAATCCATACATGCTCTTCTAAATTTTTGTTGGTCGAATAATTGTTCCGTCGACAAAGACATTCTCTTACCATCTACATTAAGAAACCACATAGATTCATCTGACTCCAGCTTAGTAAGATCAGAAATAGCAATGTCATAATTATCTCCAATTCCGAACTTTCTTGCTTTGCAAAGAGGTGCATTAC